GGCAACAGGATTGTCTGACCCGTTGGAGTTAATCGTTGTGTCTGGCATTTAAGTGGCCTCACTAACTGGAAATAATTACGTACTCTACGGCTTGCTAGGCTCGGCGCGCACCCGGGCGCGCTCGCGCCATTCGGCCAGATCCTCGAGGGGCCAGCCGTCCATCTCGGAGGGCGGCCAGTGGAAGACGGTGGCGATGTCTGCCATGAAGTCCTCGACCTCCTGTGGGAGGCTCAGCTCGCCGCTTCTAGGGCGCTCCGGGGGAGCAAAAAACCGGCGACCTCGGTGGCGATCTGCAGCAGGTCGGCGGGGTCCAGGCGCTTGATCTCGGCGTCGGTCAGGTCGCTGATGCGCGGCAGGACACGGGTGAGGGCGTCGGTGTCCATCTGCACCAGGTCGGCGAGCTTGACGCCGCGCAGGGCGCCGACGGTGGGCTTGCGCAGGGTGACCGCGGCGATCTCGCTCTCGCCGCGGCGCAGGGGGGTGTCCAGGGTGACGACGGCGGTGCCCGGGCTCGGACTCTTGGCCGTGGCCGGGGTCGGAGTCGGCTGGTGATCGGCGTCCCTGGGGCCGTCGCTGTCGTTGGCGGCTGGGGAGGAAGGATCCAGCATCTTTTCTCTCGTCATGATCTCGCCTCATGGAAATAGAGCCGCTCGCGGTGCTCTGCCCGCTTGCCGGCGTTGAATTCGGTCACCGGGCGGTGGTAGCCCATGACCCGGGTCCAGATCTCGCACCTGGTGCGCTCGCTGTCGTCGATCTCGAGCGCATCCCCCGTGCCCTCTGTGTCTCTGTGGTGAATTATCTTCAGATGCCGAGCCGGGCGCGGCGATCAGCCAGGCGATCCTCGCCGTTGACGACGAAGACGTTGCCGGGGATATCGATCTCGATCTGCTCTTGGCCGTCCACGCTGAGCTTGTAGTAGCTGGCCGAGGTGGTGATCTTGATCTGGTTGTTGTCGCCCGGCTTGGCGTCGCCCATGGCGACCTGCTTGTGCCTGCCTCGCACGACGATCTCTACGGCGCGTCCGTCTGCGGTCTCGTCGGATTCGTAGCTGCCGGTGAAGCGCAGCAGTCCGGCGTCGTGCTTGGCGGCGCCGTAGTGGTCGACGATGCCGTCGATCCAGCCGGCGGCGGTCCACTCGAAGGTGATCGCCTCCTGACCCATGTCGATCTCGAGCTTGCCGTCCATGCCGCCGGCCCGGTATTCCTCAACGGTGCGGGCGAGCTCGGGCAGGGTCAGCTCGGGGATTTGGCCCTGCCAGCTGTTGCCGTCGCCGAAGAGGTTGAAGTCTTTTAGTTTGTTCGGAAGCATCTCTTTCTCCTTCGGCGGGATGCGCTGCGCTTTCCCGCCCTGCGGTGAGGCCTTATGCCGCCAGGGACGCGGCCAGGTTGATCAGGTAGCGATCCGTGATGTGCTGCTGAAAGACGAGGTTCTCCAGCGGTGGTACCGGTGTGTAGTCGTAGTCGATATAGAGCTTTCCGTCCTTGAGCACGGCCGCGGTATTCAGCTCCGGATCGATCCAGGCGCTGCCGCCGAGGATGTAGCCCAGGCGCGTCCACTCCCGGAGCTTGCTGTTGATGCCCTCAAGGATGTCGCGCACCAGGGAGCGCTGCATGGGCTTGTCGATGGCCCACATGTGGGACTCGGCGATGGCCTCGGCGATCATGTCCGAGGTGCGGGTGTAGTTCTCGAAGGGGAACAGCCCGTCGATGTCGCAGGTCCTGTCGCCCCAGAAGCGGAAGCCGTCACGCTGGATGAGTGTGGTGACCTCGGCGGCGTTGAGGTAGTCGGCCTCGGTGTCGGGGTCCTGCAGCGCCCAGGTGACCGGGTAGCTGATGCCGGTCGGGCCGTCGAGCACCACATTGGACAGGGTCTTGTGCCAGCCCACGTCTTCGTCGATCTTGGCCCGCAGGCCCAGGCCCCGGGAGATGGGATTGAGGTTCTCGATGCTCGAGGTGGCGGTGTTCCAGCCGGTGAATTTCGGCCAGATCAACATGAGCCTACGCGAGCCGAACTTGGCCCGGTACTGGATGGCCTCCGTCGGCGTCGTGGCCCCGTCGCAGTAGGCGTAGACGAAGCCGCGGGTCTTCTCGGCGACGCTGAGCAGGGCGTTGGTGACCTCGGCGGAGTCGTATTCCGGGATGCCGAGGATGCGCGGAACGAGCCCCAACTTGCTGTTGGACGCCAGCAGGGCATAGAGCCCGGTGCTGGTGCCGTTGCCGAGGATGTTGGCGATGGTCGCCGGGCGGTCGACCCCTTCGGCGACGCGCACCGCGACGATGGGGGTGCGGGTCAGCTGACGGATGGCAGCGACGGCGCTCGGCAGGCTGCCGGTGCCGCCGAGCTGAGCGACCTTGGCCTGGGTAAGGATGAGCGAGGGCGTGTCGAGCGGATACGCGTCGTCTTGGCCGCCTGAGAGGTTCTGCGGCTTGATGGAGGCGGCGACGACGCCGGAGCCGTCACTGGTGTCCGTGTCGGCGACGCTGAGCAGGGCTGCGGCGTCGGCGTCCACTCCGATCGCGGCCGCCACCTGGGTGGCGGTGCTGGTGACCGCCCCCGTGGCGTCGGTGGCCAGGCTGACGGTGATGGTAGGCACCTCCTCGACGGTGACGACGGCGACGGCGAGCGCCTGGCTCGCGGCCTGCGGGTCCTTGAGGTGGATGCGGATGTTATTGCCGCCACTGCCCGGGTTGGCGGCTGACCAGGTCAGGGCGTTGTTGTCGGCGACGGCGCCGCTGAGCAGACTGGCAGCGGCCTGGGGATGGGCGTCGGGCGCGGTGCCGACGATGCCGATGACGATATCGGCGACGCGGATGCCGCGCTCGCCCTCGTTGATCTCGACGACGCGTACGCCGTGATGGTAGTCGGTGGGCATGTCAGGTCTCCGTAACGATGAGCTCTGGATGTGTGTCGAGCCTCGATTGCGGCAGCGGCAGCGGCCGCATCAGGCTCAGGTTGATGGTGTAGATGCCGGCCTCGGAGATGGCGAAAGAGCCGGCGCACTGGCCGTCCGTCAGCGCGACCGTGAGCAGGCGCGCCTGCCAGCCGTCCTGGCGCAGGACGGGCACGTAGTAGGTGCCGCTGATGGGGACCAGGGCGTCGTCCGCGTCGCGCACGGCGGCGGACCAGGCCACGGGCGTGCCGGCGGCCACCACCGCGGCGTCGATCGTGATGCTGAGCACCGATTGCCCGGGCGGATCGGCGCCGATCAGGACGCGCTCGAGCATGCCGTTGGCGTGCTCGCGGATTCGGTATCCGTTCTCGATGCGGTCGCTCACGACGGCGTCCCCGTTAGGCTGTAGGCGTAGTAGGCGTAGATGTTGGTGGAGGAGCTGCTCAGCCCCTCGATCAGCAGACCGCTGCGGAATGGGAACCGGTCGAGTGCGATGGCGCCCGGGTCTCTCGCGCAGCCACAGAGTACGGCACCCTGCTTTGCGGTCAGCGTTCCGAGCTTGGACGCAACCAACTGCCCGTCGATCGTGATGCGTAGGCCTGCGGTGTCCTCGTCGGTATTCGATGTGGTGCAGACGCCGGCAAAGCTGAGGACTCCGGCCCCAGACACGTCACACACCGGAATCCAGCCCCCGGACGTGTTCGGAAGCAGCGTCCTTGGGAGCGTGGATTGGTCCAGGAGAAACCCGATTTGATCGGCGAATACGCTTGCGCCACCGTAGAGCTGCGTCACAGGCATCGCCAACGGTCCGGCTGCGTCCAGGACCGAATAGTCGAGCCGGTCGATCGCTGCGGCGCGCGCCTCGGTGAGGCGCCCGCTGAGCACGCCGAGTGCCGCGTTGATGCGCTGCGCCAGGTCCAGGACCGGAGCGATGAGCCCGCTCATAGCGTGATCTCCTGTGTGGTCGAGCCGGCGAGCGTGCCGTCCCCGTTGTAGGCGTAGGTCGTGGTGCGGCGGATACCGCGGAAGTCGACCTGCACGCTGGCCAGGGTGTCGTCCGGGTTGTAGGCCAGAGTGGTGGTGCGGATGTCCGCGCCGAGCGTCTCGCTCATGCCGGACAGGCGCCCGCCGCTGTAGCTGAGCGTGAGCGCGTCCGCATCTCCGAGGCGGACCTCCAGGTCGGCCAGGTCGCTCTGCAGGGCCACGTCCGGAAGGGCGTCGATCGCCGCCTGCACGGAGGCGGCATCGGCACTGAGCTGATCGACCACCGGATGGAGCGCCGCGTCGAGCCGCTCGAGGCCGTATTTGCGCAGCTCATCGACGGCCGCGTCCCATTCCGCCTTAACGCCCTCTAGGTCGACTAGGCGCAGGTCCACATCCCTGAAAATGCCGTTGAAATAGCTCGCCCCCAGGAAGGTGCTCCCGTCCCGCATGCGGTATTTCGGGTACCGGCTGGCCATCGTTAGATCGCGATGTCCACGCGCTCGGTGACCGTGAAGGGCAGGCTGCCGGCGGCGCGGGTGCCCGCGATCTTGATGCGGTAACTGCTGATGCCGGTGCCAGGATTCGGTGCGAAGGAGAAGACGAAGCGGCGGGCCCCGTTCTCGTCGCTCTCGACCGGGGCGCCGGTCGCGCTGTACGTGGTGCCGTCCTCGAGGGTGACGTCGATGCTGTGATTGACGGCGTCCCAGTCGGCGACCAGCAGGCGCACCTCGATGTCCTCGGACCAGGACGGCAGGGTCCTCTCCGCGCTCCAATGCACGAAGCTCTCCGCCGGGCGGCTGGCCTTGAGCCCGCTGGTGTTGAGCACCACCGCAGCGGCCAGGTCCGAGGTGCCGACGAATACGGCGCGCAGGGGCACCAGGTCGTGGGAGCCGCCGGAGAGCAGGTCCACGTCCTCGGCGAGCGGGCGCCATTTGCCGTCCACCTGGATCTCGTAGGAGAGCTCGGTGCCCTCCGGGACGACCTGCTCGGCCTCGATGTCGATGTCTGTCAGGCCGCCGGCGAGGCTCGCGGGCTGCAGGGGGACCTCCACCCGCGGGTAGCTGAATTTGGCCCCGTAGAGGGCGAACATGAGGTCCTTGCTCAAGTCGCCATGCAGATAGTCCCCATCGGTGCCGTAGAAGATGGTCCCCTGGGTGTAGTTGGAGCCGCTGACCACGGCCAGCTGGTGGGCGCCCTGGCTGATCAGCACCAGGGCATAGCGCTTGCCGGCCTCCAGGTAGGCAGGACCGATGTCGATGGTGGTCTCGAGCGGATAGGGCAGCAGATCGCCGGAGGCCACGGTAACGCGGGCCACGGCCTTGGACAGGTCTGGCACGCCGGATGCGGTCTCGGCGATCAGCAGTTGGATGTTGCTGCCGCTGGCGACGGCGGTCAGGTAGATGCCGACACGCGACAGCCACATGGCGTTTGAGACCAGGAATGTTTGCGCCACCATGGAGCCGGTGCCGTTCTCCGGCGTGCTCCCGGCCAGGTAGACGCTGTCACGGCGCTGATACCAATAGCGGGAGCGCAGCCGGTACCAGTAGCTGTACCCATAGTGGCGCCAGTACCAGCTGTTCCACCAGGGACGGTACCAGTTCCAGCACCAGCCATAATGGTATCTCCAGGGCACCCTGGCGTAGGGATACCAGCTCCAGGCATAGGATGGGTAGGCGTTGATGGCGATCGCGCCGGCATAGCCGCTGGTGCGCAGTCGCCGCTCGGGCTCGAAGTCCGGCAGCACCTGGTCGTCGGCGCCGCGGTAGGTGTTCGGGTCCGCGGGGTTGAGCAGGGCCACAGGTGCGGTGCTCTCGCCGGCGTTGCCGAAGCGCAGCCCATTCTCGACCACGCAGGAGTAGCCGGCCTGGGTGTCGTCGCTCTCGCTGTCGTCGACAAAGCGGTCGGCCCCCCATCCGCTATAACTGTCCGGGATGTCGAGGCGCTCGCGCAGGTCGGCGATATCCGATGCCAGGTTGACGAGCGTGGCATGCCCGGCCAAACCGTCTGTCTTGGTGGAGAGTGCCGCCAGGTCGGTGGCGATGGAGGTGATGCGCGGCTCGGCGCCGTCCCGCCAGGTCTCGACAGTGCCCAGGCGCCGGTCGATGTCGCGCGTCTGGGGAAGCTCGTTCGCGGCGACCATTTCGATGGCCGTGATCCCGGAGGTGTCCAGCGTCACGTAGGCCACGGCCAAGGCGGTTCCGGCGGACGGGGCCTGGGGGTCAACGCTTTCCGCCCCGCTCACCAGGTCGACCACGGCCTGCTCGAGGCGGGTCATGGCCACGGCCTGGGGCTCGGTGGTGCCATTGGTGAGGTCGATCAGGAAGTCCCGCGGCTCGACGTCGGTCTCGATCTCGCTGCCCCACACGACCACGGCGACGATGCGCTGTTGTGCCAGCGGCAGGTAGGAAAAGAGATCCTTGGTGACGGCGTCCTCGCTGACGTACTGGGCTCCGGCGTCGTAGAGGCGCCCGGCGGCTACGCTGATCTCGGTCGCGGAGGATTGGGAGACGGCGAAGCCGGCATAGTTTTGGCCGTCGCTCACCGCGTCCGCGGTGAGGTCCTGCAGGGACTGCTTGACGTAGTCCTGCAGGTTGTTCGGGTCGGCGGCCTGGAACTCTTGGCGGTCGCGGAAGATCACCTGTTTTTCCATCGTTTGCTCCTAGTCGGATACGTACGCTCCGGCAACCAGGCCGCCGGCCTTGTGGATGTTGCCGGCGGTGGCCGGGGCG